CGGTCTGCTCCGCGGAGCTGTCCGCTGCAGCGTCGGCCTTTGCCTGTGCATAAGCGGCTTGCAAAGCGTCGACAGAAGAATTAAGCTCAGCTTTCAGAGAGTCGATATGCGCGGCTCTTCCAGCCTTTGCACTGGCGAGCTCGCTCTCATACGCAGCAAGGTCTGCCGCACGAGCGGACTTCGCAGCCTCGTTTTCTGCGGCCGCAGTCGTTGCAAAGGTCACATGCTCAATGGCGTCGATACTCACGCCGGGGATTTTATTCAGCACCCCGATGAACTTATTGATAATATCGATAGCGCCGTTAATCATGTTTTGGAGAATCGTCAGTACAGAGACCTTCATATCCCCCATGAAGTTCGCGATTGCGACGCCGGCTTTTTGCCAGCAGAGCTTGAGCTTGTCTACGAGGTCAATGACCCAGTAGACGCCGGTAAAGAATGCGAGCTTGACAGCATTCCAGCCAACGATAAGCGCGAGCTTGCAAATCTCCCACGCATTTTTAACGCCGCCGATAGACTGAATCCACCGATACATAGCCGCAACAAGTACGCCGATGATAAGGGCAATCCAGAGAATCGGATTCGAGAGGAGCGAAACAATAAGGGCCTGATTTGCCGCGACTGCCAGCCACTGGGCCGCGGCATGGACGACCCACGCGACGGCGAGAATGCCGACCGTAGTAGCCAGCCCCACGAGTACCGCGCTGACCATATCTGCGTTCTCCGTGAGGAAGGCGACGATATTATTCAGCCACGAGACGATGGTCGTAAGGACCGGCAGAAGCTGCTCAGCCATAACGCCGGTAAACTCGAGCCAGCTCTCGGAGAGAAGCCGGGTCTGGTTGGCATAGCTGTCCTGCGTGCGGGCGAAGTCTCCCTGCGCGTCAGCGGTTGTGCTCATAAGGTAGTTGTACCGGAGCATGACTTGCTCGGCCTGAGACATTTCGTTATACGCCGTCGTGATACCCTGCGAGAGGGCGTAGGCCTCAAGGTTGGCGACCGACATGTTAATGCCGAGTTGCTTCAAGGGCTCTGTCTCGCCGGAAATACCGGAACGGATTTTCTCGAAGGCGGTCTCAAGGTCAAGGTTGTAGAACGACGTCATGTCGCCGGCGAGGCCGACCATATCTTTCGACATATCTACAATTGCGTCGCCCGCAAGGCCGGAAGACTTGAGCATGGCGCCGATGGTGCCGGCGTAGCGCTTTGCGCTTACTTCGTTCATGCCGTAGGCGGCAAGACACTCTTTCGACCACGAGTTGATAGCCTCCGTAGCGCTTCCGAAAGTAACGTCGACGACGTTCTGGACTTCGGCAAGGTCGGAGGCATAGTCAATTCCGGTCTTAATAGTATCAAGCGCCTTGCGGGCAATCATTACAAGCCCGATAGCTTTTGCGAGACGGCTGAATGCATCAGTCGATTTATTCGTGTGGTCTTCCAACTGGTCCAGCGCGGCGCTCGCTCTCGCAAGCTCTTCGCGGGCCTCTTGAATGGAGGCGGTGTCGATAGCCCGTCCGGACGCATCCTGCATAGCCTCAAAGCTGTTAAGCACGATATTCATCGCCTTATTGATACTCTTGAGCGGGCCGGTCATGCCGTCCGTAAGTACGAGCTGCGACTTGATAAGGGCCATAGGCCTCCTCCTTTCCGGGAGTAGGCGCCGAGGCTTGACCCGGCTTTACCTCAGCGCTTTTTCCCGTGTTTTGCTCTGGCCGCTTCTTTCTTCTCCTGCTCGACCTTTATATCGATAGCGGCGATAATGAACGCCTGCGTATAAGGGTCCATGTCAAGGAAGACATTCGGCGGCCACTTGAACTTGTGGAGACAGTAATAGACGTAGTTCGCCTCCGGGTCGTCTCCGAGTATTAGTTTTTTGCTTCTTCCACCATTTCGTCGCCGGACTGGAAGCCATTGACCTGCAGGACCTTAGTGGAGTAGTCCTCGAACTCGGCGGGAGTCAGCATAGTGGTGATAAGCTGCTCCGCGCCCATAACGCCGTAGCTCTGCTGGAGCTCGGCGTCGTTCAGATTCGGGAACACCGTGCAACGGACAGCTACTTTCGCGAGGTAGGCGTTCGCGTCAAAGTCCTGCGTAAACTGACCTTTGCGGCCGGGTACTGGGACGGTACGCATGCAGGCCTTTCTCAGACCTGCGTTCTCCGCTGCGGTAATGCAGCAGATTTCCCACGGCATAGCCTCGCCGGTATCGGGGTCGACGAAGCGGTCGGAAGCGATAAAGGTAACGTTGTCGATTTTCTTCGCGTTCTGAGCAAGGAACGCAGTCAGATTCTTGGCCATAGTAAAATACCTCCTGTTTTATGTTGGTTTACTGCATGCCGTTCAGCAAGCTAAAAGTCTCGGGCATTTCCCAGTCGTCGAAGGTGCCCTCGAGTTCCTCGTCGAGAGTTTCGGCGTCGGCATCAAACTTCGCCAGAATGCCGCCCTTAGTGAGGCAGTTCTTCAAGATGATAGTCTGACGACCAACGGAAGCGGTCGGGTCTTCATTTGCGACCTGAATATCGAACGTAGGCATAAAGCCGGTACGCTTATACTCGAGGAGCATTTTGCGGAAAACGGACTGGTTATAGTGGGCGGTGCCGCTCCACGTGCCGGACCAGCCGGTCGGCTTGTTGCCCTTGCCGGACTTGCCGAGGATAGGCACCTCAGCTACGGAGATGTCCATTTTGGACTCGAAGGAATAGAGCTGCATGAAGCAGTATCTGTTACCGTCGGCCATCGTGACATACGCAGAAGCCTGAGAGCCCGCAATCGCGTCAAGCGCGTTCATAATAGGCTGAGCCATAATTCAAACCTCCTTACATGATGATAACGCTCATATAGAGCTGAGCCATAGCGTTCACGACGTTCAGGTCCTTCACAGTGCAAAGGACAGCCTTCTTCGTGTCGCCCTGCTCCACGGTTACGCTGTCGGGGTCGAAGTCCTCAATAGCGCGAATGGACTCGAGGTCCTGATGGAGCTTGCAAATATCGTTCCAAAGAGCGATTCTGCCGGCTGCGTCGTTCGGCACGGTACCGAGGTAGCGCGTATTGAAGAGGACCGCCGTATCGTTCGCAATCTGGTCGCAGACGCGGATAGTCTGGTTCGACTTAAAGACGTCGCCCTTCGTGTCGGAGACAGTAATCAGGGAGTCGATGTCCTCGAGAATGCGGACGTCGCCGTTGACGTTGTGGAACATCAAGCGACCAGCCTTAATTGCCGCCTCAAGCTCAGCCTGCGTTCTGTCCACGTCGACGGTGAGCTCGCCGTCGTACTTCTTGTTCGTGTTGGACTTGTTCACGGCGCAGCCTGCAGACGCGCCGGTCATCCAGTACACGAGACCGTACTGACCGAGACCGGAAATGCTGGAATCATAGTCCGTTACCTTGCTGCCGATTTCGATAACGCCCTCATAGTCCGCGAGCTTCTCGTTAGAATCGAGGTTGAAGATAACGGTCTGGAACTTCGCGCCGACCTCGTCGCGGAGGCGCTTAGTGTAGTTGATATACAGCTTGATAGTGGTCGAGTCGTCAGACGGGCAGCCGAGAGTATTGAAGCTGTAGCTTTCAAACTTATCGAGCGCCGCCTGATGAGCCGCAGCGTTTGCCGTGCCATTCGTGCCGCCGGTGAGCGGGGTCTTTGCAGTCGTGGCGAGAGACGCAGTAGTCTTCCACGTTACGAAGTCGTTATCCTCGAGCGCAGTAGCCGCGGCCACGGTCTGCGTATCGAGGAGAGTCGTATCGTAGTAGAGGCTGACGTCGAAGAGACTGGAGTTATCGGCGTTCGCCGCGATAACCACGTAGAGCTTGTTGCCGGCAACGCCGGAATACTTCGCCGTGCAGTAAGCGCAAGCGGCCTTAGCGCCTCCGCCGTTCAGGCGATAGGCGTAGAGGGTCTGCGTATACTGGAAGAGCTCGCGCAGAGGCAGCAAAGCGTCATCGGTGTACGCATGACCGAAAATCTTGAGACTGTTCTTCTGGAAGTCGCCGCTCGTCACGGCAAAGACCGTACTGTCGGGACCCCAGTCCAGCATAAGAGGCATAGCCGCGTAACCTCTGTCGGAGAGAGTAGCAGACGCCTTAGCTACGCTGGAAAAGTTGATATACGTGCCGGGGAGTACCTTGTTCTGTACTGCCCAGATTCCACCGCCAAGGGCCATATTATTTCACCTTGCCTTTCATAAAGTTTTCGATAGCGGTATCGACCTCTTCGAGGGTGTACCACTTACCGTCTTCCAAAAGTGCGCCCAGAAGGTCGCGGCGCTTAGCGTAGCGCTGAGACCTCAAAAGCTGCTCTTTGGAGTGAGTAGGAGCAGCGGGCTTTGCCGCCGCAGTAGCTTTCGCCATATCAGTTTCCTCCTTGTTCAATTTTCAAAGCTCCCATCTTGACTTCCTCAGCCATCTTATACGTGAAGTGGTTATAGGAGACGAGGAAGTGAAGCACTCCGTCCGTCACCTGAAAACTCATATCCGTACCACGCAGCTTATCGCCCCCGGGTAGGTCAATCACTTCAAGCACTTCGGTGAGGGTATCTGCCACGCCGTAGCAGTCCTCACGCCCGGACTTCGGAAAGTAGAGAACATCGAAACGAGGAAGACGTTTCTTGCGCTGAGCCGGGTAGTCCGCGACCTCGGCGTTAACCAAAAGCACAATAAAAGCAGGTTGCCGAAGCCCCTGCTTTACTGCGTTTGATTCGATATGACTGCCGGGAAAAGCGGACCGCAGGGCCAGCGTGATTCCGTCTAAGATAATGTTTGTACTAATTTCCGCCATTGCAGACCTCCTTCAGTTTTCGGAGCACCATCTTCTCAAGCACAGACGGGGCGATTCGTTTCAGCTTTTCCTCGGAGATAGTCAGCATGTACCGGCCCTCGACCCAACCGCCGCTTACGGTACGGTGACCGAACTCGACATACGAGGCGTACTCGACCGGGTTTATGATTTCGACCATATACGTGTTCCCGGACTTTGTGACGGTCAGGGACTGCGCGTACTCGCGCCCGGCTTTGCCGTTCTTAGCACCCCAGCCTCGGCGGAGAGTACCGCCTTTCTTACCCGAGCCTTTCGGGTACTTACCGACTGGGGTAGCCGGAATAACGAGAGCCAGAAGCCTTGCGGCAAGCTCTTTGCTGCAAGCCACACAGAGGTCGTCTATCTCAGAGTCGCTCAGCTTTTCAAAGCCTTTCGCGAACTCCCTGAACTGAGAGAAGTCGCAGCGTCCCCAGCGGGACATTAGGCGTACTC